ACATTTACATATGCATCAAGTCCATATTATTTTAATTTTGATGGCAGCAATGACGTAATGAATAGAACATTATCTAATTTTAGTTATAGATTAGATGATGAATATACAGTTACACAATGGCTAAGGGCAGATAGTGTTGGTAGTACACAAATCACTTTTAACACTTATGGTACATCTAATGGCGCACAATTAGTTTTCAAATCAGGTCCAATATTAGAGTGGTATCATAGTGGTACTTCTACATTACAAATGAGCAAAAGTGTTTCTGCTACTACTTGGTATATGGCAGCAGTTACTTTTGATGGTACTAATGGCAAACTTTATTTAAGTACTACATCAAGTTTTGACAGTTCTCCTTCAACTGATACGGGTAATGGCTTAAGTAATGGGGATGATACAAATATTTCGATTGGTGGTAGAAGCCCATATTTTTTTGATGGTAGGATAGCTGCAACAAGAGTATACCACAAAGCATTATCAGCATCAGAATTAGAAACAATATGGACCGCAGAAAAAGCAACTTTCTAAATAAAAACATAAAAAATAAAATACTTATATTTGTAATTAATATTAACTAAAAAAATAAACTAAATGCCGACAACTGGAATTTTTAATGGGACCAATCTAATCTTAAAGGTAGAAGGTGCAACCTTAGGACACACAACAAGTTGTTCTCTAAATTTGTCTAACGACTTACCAGAGTCAACTAGCAAGGACTCCTCTGGATTTCAAGAGGTGATTGCTGGTGCTATGAGTGGAGAAATTAGTTTTGATGGGTTTGTTAAATATGATGATAGCTCTAACGCAATAGAAATGGCTGATTTCTTATTAGCCAGAACTCAAATTACTTGTGTTTTTGGTACAGCTGCGACTGGTGATGAGATTTATACTGCCGAAGGTTTTTTAAGTAGTGTTGAAATGTCAGCAGAGGCTGAATCTCCAGTTACTTACAGCGGTTCAATTACATTGACAGGAGCAATCACAAAATCAACAAACTAAGATTTAACTGATTTTAACTTTTATGGCAAACAAAAAAAGGGGTTATTATACTCTTAAACTAGGAGGTAAGCAAAGAGTCATGCATTTTAGCATGAATTTTTGGGCAAACTTTACTGATATTTTAGACATATCATTAGAAAAAATTGGACAAGTTTTTGAAAATGGAGTATCAATAAAATCTTTAAGAGCTTTAGTTTATTCTGGTTTATTAGCTTATGACCAAGAGGAAGGAAATGAACCAGATTACAATGAATTTCAAGTTGGTAATTGGTTGGAAGATGTTGACGAAAAAATGCTGACAGAGATGATAGACTCCATGATGGAGTCTAAAATATTAGGTAATCAGCTCAACATGGGTATTGAACGAAATCCACAAACAAAAAAAAAGACCAGTCCGAATCCGAACCTAAGGAATTAACTTGGGACACATTAATAGATTACTACATAGGACAGATTGGAATCAATCCAAATGATTTTTGGTCCAATACATGGGTTGAAAACCAATTATTAGGTGAGGCAAATAACATTCAAATGAATTTATTATGGGAGCAGACTCGTTACTTGTCTACAATGATTTATAATGTAAATTGCACTAAGAGAAGTCAGATGATGAAACCATCCAATTTATTCCCTTTACCACAAGACAAGATGCTAAAAACAGGAGCTGTAAAATCTACACCAGAACAGTTCAAAGCATTTTTAGAAAAAGCAAGGTCAAAGGGCGTTGATATTTAAGTTTAAATTTTAGTATTTTTGTAATATGGCAATACAAAGACTTAGAGTTGATTTATTACTAAATTCAGAATCATTTAATAAAGGTTTAAAAACAGCCGAAGGTAGCTTAAAAGCCTTTGGGTCTAAAATGACAACTGTTGGCAAATCTTTGTCCACAAGAATAACTTTGCCTTTAGCCTTAGCTGGTGGAGCTGCAATTAAAATGGCATCTGATTTTCAAGAGTCTGTGAATAAAGTTGAAGTTGCTTTTAAAGGTGCTAATGGCGTAGTGAAAGACTTTGCCAAAACAACATTAAAACAATTTGGCATTGCAGAAGGCACAGCTTTAGATATGGCTGCTTTGTTTGGTGATATGTCAACCTCAATGGGTTTAAGTGTTGATTCTGCGGCTGAACTTTCAACATCTTTGGTGGGACTAGCTGGAGACTTATCATCTTTCAAAAACATGAATATTGAACAAGTTACAACAGCTTTAAATGGAGTTTTTACAGGAGAAACCGAGTCATTAAAAAGACTAGGAATTGTTATGACTCAAGTAAATTTAGAACAATTTGCAATGGAGCAAGGCATAACAAAGTCTTTAAAACAAATGTCTCAAGCTGAGAAAGTAATGTTGAGATATGAGTTTGTGATGTCTAAAACAAAAAATGCTCAAGGTGATTTTGCAAGAACTTCTGAAGGTGCAGCAAACCAAATGAGGATTTTTGGTGAATCTTCCAAACAATTGGGTCAAAAATTAGGTAGCATTTTGTTGCCATTTTTTACAAAACTTGTTGCAAAAGGAAATGACCTAATAGAAAGATTTTTAAATTTAGATAAAAAAACTCAAGAGCTTGTTGTTGCGTTTGGGGTAGTTGCAGCAGCTTTACCTCCGTTAGTTTTAGGAATTGGTTTAGTTGCAACCGCTTTCGGAAAAGTCACCGCTGCGGTTAGAATTTTAACACTAGCAATGGCAAAAAATCCATTGACAGCTCTTGCAATTGGTATAACAGCCATAGCAACAGCAAGTATTGAGGCTTTGCACCAACTAAATCCGATGGTCAGTAGAGTAACCACATTAATGAACGTAATTAAATCATTAGGTAATCCTTTTAAATTTCAAGAGTTACAAATGCTAAGTTCAGCAAAAGCTGCTAAAATTCAATCAGAAACAACTGATGACTTAAAAGATAAAACTGACGAGCTGAGTGATAGTATAGCAAAACAATTAAAATTACAAAACAAACCTAAATCTAAAACAAGAGAAACAGTTTCTCCAGTCAGCACTTTACAAACATCACAAGATTTTTCTGGAACTGGTGGGATGCAAAGATTTAGAAATTTATCACAAGATGAAAGATTTGCTCATGCAGAAAGTATGGGAATAGATGTCGGACCAATCAAAATTGACCCACAAATTTTAAAACCATTGGAAGTTGTAAAAGAAAACGCAAGTGCTATAATGGTTGATGTAAGTGACATTATATTAAGTGGTTTTACTGACATAATAATGGGCGTGGCTAGTGGTAACATGAGTTTAGCTGGGGTTTTTGGTTCAATGGTCAGTATGCTAGGGGATGTTGCTATTAGAGTTGGGAAAGCTGCTCTTGGTATTGGTAAAGGAATGGCTGCAATTCAAGCATCTTTTACAAATCCTGTTACTGCTATTGCGGCTGGTATAGCATTAATCGCAATAGGTGCAGCAATTAAAAACTTTGGAGGCTCTTTTATGGGTGGAAATAAAGGCGGTAGTATACCAAGTTTTGCAAAAGGTGGTATTGTCTCTGCACCAACTTTGGCTCTTGTTGGAGATAATACTGGAGCTGGTAGAGGTAATCCAGAGGTCATTGCACCATTAAACAAACTACAGGGAATGATAGATGCCAAAAGCAATCAACAAATAAATGTCGGAGGTGAGTTTAGATTAGAAGGTCAAGACTTAGTATTAGCTTTACAAAGAGCTGGGAGAGAACGTAACAGAATAAATTAATCTTTATGGCAACGTATGGATTAAAATTCGAGCTATTTTTCCAAGACCTTGAAGATAGAAGGTTTAAACTAGAAATACACAAAAAAAATTACACTGGTTCTGTTTCTGCTTTAGTAGGTGGTGGAAATCCAGTTGAAATAGAGTGGTCTGGAGATGATGATATTTATTCTCCCATCAGAGGTTCAAGATGCAAAATCAATTTGATGGTCACCTCTACAACCTCTTATGATGCTTTTCATGAGAGTGATGAAAGAGAATATCTTGTAAAAGTAATGAAACATGATTCTTATGGTTATTTTTGGGAATCAGAACAGACAGAGTGGGAACTTGCCAACGCTAATTGGGATGAGGACACTGGAGGAGACTTTTTCTGGGAACCCATATGGCAAGGATTTTTAGTGGTAGATAGATTCAAAGAGCAAATGATACACAAACCATTCCCAATCAAATTAGAGGCAATAGATGGACTTGGAACATTAGGAGGTTTTGATTCACCTTTTGACACTACAAATGTAACAGATGCTAAAAATTTATTTTACTACATAACAGAAATATTAAAGCTAACTGGACATGAGCATCAAATTTATGTTGCCAATGAAATCAGAAAAGATGGTGGAGCAACTAATGACACAATATTTCATGACATTGAAGTTAATCCATACGCTTTTTTTACTCCTAATTTAGTTTTAAGAAATGCAAAAGAAGTATTAGAACAAATTCTAATGATTACAAATTCAAGGATTTATCATTCTTATGGACATTGGTATATTGTTAGTAATTCTAATCTAATAGAAAAAGACATTGACCAATTGGCTATCTGTCCAAGTGGAGCTGATATTGTAATTGACCCAGACCCAATTGGAGACCCAGCTGATACAATCCAGATTCCAGTTGTTAAATTATTAACTAATGGTTTAGATGTTACAACTCATAATTATCAAGCTGGTAATACTGCCTTTTTTAGTGGTTCAAATACTGGTTCCCCTCATACCTCTTATACTTTTGATGTTGATGGTTCAACTGTAAAAACAGGAGGCACAGAAACTCCAACCTTAAACTCATCTAATGCTAATTTTGCTCCAAACGGTCTAACATCATCTAATGATGGAGATGTGGTAAGACTTACATTAACAAACTCAGCTGGTTCTGCCAATGACTCTGTAACACTTAATTTTGACTCAACTACAATTGGACCCTCTACTTGTCAATTAGACGGTAATGTTACATTTAAAGCGACAAATCTTTTTACAGGTGCAAGAATAGAACCGTCTGAGCATATAGTTGCAGTAACGAGAACTAATGCAGACAATAATGATAACATAATAGGCAACTTTACAATTGTACCAGATGTTGATTTTCAGCTTCCAGCTATATCTGATATACAAATAACAGGAAGAACTACTGGTCTAAATTTAACTTTGTCTGAAATAACAGACAATGGAGATGGAACTTATAATGTTGCACCAAGAGTTACCGCACCATGTGGGGGGGGTACGTTTAAATTTACATTGTCAGCTGCAACAAAACGTAAAGAATATACAACAACAATAACTTTTGTAAATAACTCATCTAATACATCTTTAAGTGCAACAACTTTGACTTTTACAAATCCAGCACAACCAAACCCAGATGCTGACTTCGAGGGAACTGTTTTGCTAAACACTAACTCTGGTTTTTATTTTAATAATATATCTGATATCTCTTTAACTGTTGCTAATGGCGTTAATAGTTTAGCTGTTTCTAAAAGAGAAATTACAGAGAATCAAATAGAAATTAAAGTCTCTGGAGTAGTTCCTTTTGGTAATACAACTAATAAAACTGACACTGTAACAATTACAGGAACTCCATTTAATGATGGTGATGCTACAGGAATTACTTCTGGAGTTACAATTTCATCAGCTCTGACGTTGCCATTCTATGCTACAACAGCTTACACATTCCAATTTGTATCTAACCCTAATAATACAGCTCTGTTTAATGGTAGATTTAAAATTATAGCAACGGTCCATACAGGAGGTAACGCTAGAGTTGATTTTGTGACTATTTCACCAAGTCAAGGTAATGAGGCAACTAGGTTTATTACTATAACAGTAAGAACAAATGCAACAAACTCGCAAAGATTTGCTCTAATAAAATTTGTAACTTTGGATGAGTCAACAACTTTACATACTTTAACATTAACACAAAGAGGAATAACAGTAGGTTCTCCATAAAAAAACAATATGGCTAACATAAAAAACAAACAATTAGAGTTTTTACAAGGTGGACAAGAAAACATAGACTATAAAGTTTTTGATGCTAACGGTACATTTTTAGAAACAGAAACAGAAAACATTGCAAAAAAGGTACCAGCTAAAATACAACCATTATATAAAGACCTAATAAAACAATATGATAAACCTTTAAAAAGAGTTAAAATTAGGACCAGATTAAATAGACTAAGCATACAAAACAAAAATGCTCATTTTCTAATTCCAGATTTAGATAATAGATTTTTAATTCAACCAGTTACATCTCCAACATTTAGTCAAATCCAATTAGACACAACTGAAAATGTTAGAGCTTTGTCTGGCAATAGGTATTTTAAATCAAATGCGATTAGTCAAACTGGAGCTAATATAGCTTTAATATCATTAGACCAACAGCATAACGCTATAAAACAACGTAAGTCCTTAAATGTAGGATTTTCGTATTACATAGAAACAACAGACCATACAGAAAGCTATAAAATAAATCTAAAAGCATCATTAGATGAGTCTTACGACACTTCATCTGAGCTAAAACAATATAATTTTATAACTGACGAGTGGGAGGATTTTCCATCCAGTTCCGCAAACCAATCTATTAAAGAACAGCAAACATCAACCGTTAATGCTTGGGGAAAAATGACTTGCGACATTAAACCCTATTCATCAAGCTCAGTTGATACTGATGTTTTTATAACAATTACAATTGACCAACCTATTAGAGTTGGACTTGGAGCTGGTGGTTTTAATGCTATTTATATTGATAATTTTTACATTGCCGAGTCTTATGATTTAGAAGGAAATGAAATTGTTTCAACAAGAGAACAAATATCTAACAACGGTAATTTTAGCGGAGAGCATGAGGTAAAAGATTTAATCTTATCAAATGAAGGTGAGAACACTGATTTTTTTATTGGCAAAATAACAGGAGATTTTAAAAGAGAACGAGATTCAGTAAACAAAAAATTAGAACAGCTAATTAGTGCCGAAATGATGAACGACAATCGTAGGCATTTAACAAGATATGAAGGTACATTTAGAGATAAATCTGGTTTTGATGGAGACCCAATAGGTTTTCATAATAAACTGCATGTAGATTTTGGTAATGACGTTTATCAAGATTTCCAGAGCTGTTACATAGATTCTATGAGGTATAACATTCGTAAAGCTGAGGTTGATGTATCTATGCATGTATCTAATCAAGATTGTGATGTTGTTACGACTTATGTAACTGTTTTTGACTGACAATTAACAACTCCCTTTTGTTGTTTCCGACCCATTGCTTATTGTCAACCGTAAGTGATGGGTTTTTTTTATTTAAAATAAAGTTTATAGTAAATATTTTTTTTATTAAATAATTTTTATATAACTTCGTAAAAAAGTAAATAGTATGGCAAAAAACAAATCAGATTTTGACAAACCACTTAGCCAAGTGAATAAAAGTATCGAGGCTAAAAAAAGAAAAAATAAAATTACAGACCATAAGTTTGAAAATGCCTTCATCAATCCTATAAAAAAGGGTAAAAATGATTTGGACGTAAAACTTAGAAACCTTAATATTTTTGAAAAAGATATTATAGTAGAAAACAACATCAAATTAATTTTAAAAGATGTTGACAGGATTAAAGATGCTGGATTGTAATTTCATTAGTTTTAGATAAATTTTCTTAACAGGGAGAGTTCCAGCATCCTCTCCCTTATAAAACAAAAATATATGGCAAAAACATTTAAAGAAAAATTTGAATTAGAGTTAGAAGGTAAATCTATTAACAAAGAACACATTATAAAACTTTTAAAGATTACCAGACCAACTTTAATGTCTCGACTCGCTAATCCAAACACTTGGACTCTAGGAGAGGTTAATAAAATAGATAAAAAATATAAAATAAACATAAATCAAATTGTATGAGTAAACCAGAGAGTAAAATATTTAACGACTTTATGAAACTGGATTTAAAGTCTATTGACATAAATAGCCAAACAGCTTATAAAGAAATAAAAAAAGATATGCGGCAAGGCAGAAAATTATCACGAAAAGAATTTAGAGAAGAATTAAAAGAAGAAGTACTGGATTTGATGAGAGTAAAATTAGAAATTAGAAATATAATAAATAAATAAAAAAATGACATGGCAGAATTTAAATTAAAAGAAGGTTACGGATATATTTTTAAAAATGAAAATAAGACCGAAGAAAAACAGCCAGATGCAACTGGTGAAATTAACATAGATGGTAAAGTAAGAAACATGGCTATCTGGTATAATAAAGATAAATCTAAAAAGCATATAATGACTTTTAAGGTTTCTGATAAACAGCAAAAAGGATTTCAAAGTCAGCCAATAAATGAGGTTGATGATGATTTACCATTTTAATTAATAATTAATAATCAAAGGGACTTAATTGTCCCTTTTTAAATTTTATATTATGAATTATATATATGATAGAGAACAGACTGAGGAGGATAAATTTAAAACTCAGCAAATCAAAGCACTTACAGAGGCTTATGATAGTGAAAAAAATAAGAGAAGACAACTAGAACAAGAAATCAATGAGCTTGTAACAATAAAATGTGGTCAGAATGATATTATACAAAAACAAGAACAAACGATTTCCAGACTAAACAAAGAAATAAGAGAACTAAAAAACAAATTAAATGGAAAAACTTAACACAACTGAAAAAGTTTTACTTAGATTTTTATTAGATAATGCAGCAGAAGAATCTGGAATTGTAAAACCTTACGTAAATAATATATATAGAAAATTAAATTTATATAAACAATTAGAATTATGATTAAAAAATTTGATTCTAATGAACAGTATCATTCTTATGATTCTATTTCTGCAAGTGGACTAAAATACATTGCAGAATATCCAATTGAAAAGTTTCTTAGTAAAGAAAATGTAACAACACCAGCAATGGCTCTGGGTTCTGCAACTCATGAGGCAGTTTATCAACCAAAAGTTTTTTACAAAAATTATTATCCTATGCCTAAACTTGATTTGAGGTATAAAGAAAATAAAATATTAAAAGCTGAACATGAGGAGAAAGCCTCTGGCAAAACAGTAATTGATGAAGTTGATTTTAATAGAATCATTGAAATGATGAAAAGAATCAATGAGCATAAACTTGCCAAAAAATATCTTACTGGTATTATAGAACAATCTCATTATTTTAAGTGGGGGGGGGTAGATTGTAGATGCAGACCAGACTGTTTAGAACCAGTTGAAAAATGGATATCTGATTTAAAAACAATAAGAGAGATAAAACATACATCTATTCCAAACGACATTTATAATCGTAATTATGATTTACAGGCTTACGCTTACTGTCTTTGGCTTGATATTCCTCTTGAAAATTTCAGATTTATTTTTGTAGAATCAGCACCTCCACATCAAGTTGAGGTCATAGCACTTAGCGAAAAGCAAATGGAGTATGGACAAAGGAAATTTGAAGAGGCTTTTGACAAATGGTCCGAATATAAAAAGACAGGAAAAACAACAGGAGTCAGAGCTAAAGGTTTTGCTCCAGATGGTGCTAAAATTTTATGACTGCTAATATAGACTTAGAAAATATTAAAAACGCAACTGAGTTTGTTTGTAATGTTGATGTATTAACTAAAACACGTGAATCAGAATTTGTCATAGCTAGAAAAATATTTGCAATTATATGTCGACAATATACAGACCGAACATTATATGAGATAGCTGACTATATAAAAAAAGACCATGCTACGATTTTACATTATGAGAAAAGCTATAAGAATTGGGTTTTTGCTCCAAAGGTTTATAATAAAGAGCTAAATTTGTTAGAAACAGTAAAAGAAAAAATTAAATTGAATCCTTTTGACAAATATTTAACTAAAGAAGATAAGTTACAAAATTCAGTTATGAATTATATTAAACTTAAATATCCTAAAGTTTTAGCGGCTCATATACCCAACGAAGGTAAAAGAACTCCATTTGAAAGATACAAATTAAAATATCTTGGAGCTGTATCTGGAATGCCAGATATTATGATTTTCTACCAAAACTCAAAATTCTGCGGTTTAGCGATAGAACTCAAGGTTGGATATAACAAACCTACAGAAAATCAATTGAGTTGCTTAGAACGTCTTAAAATGGCAAATTGGAGGGCAGAATGGTCCAATGATTTAGATGCTGTTTTACTATTAATTGATAATTACATGAAAGATGGCAAATGAGAAAAAAGTTTATTGGAACGATACATCTCAGAGAATTAGGTGGACAACAAACAGCACTTATGACGACTTATATCAATATAATTACATAGGCTTAATGAATCGTATTGAGTTTGATTTACTCATTGAGGCACTATTTGAAAAATATGGAGACAACAAAATGTCAAATGAAAACATTCAAGAGATGTTTGATGACATCAGAAAATTCTGCGATAAAATTAAAGGAGCTGTTGAATAAATGAAAAAAAATTATTACGCTG